CCTTAACCCAATTTGTCTCATCAGTCCAAGCCCCTGCTTGAGAATCAAATCGAATAAGAGCTACTTTATTTATCATTTATGCTCCCGTTCTGTAATCCTAAATGGATTTACGGGTTAAATCTATTTGATTAAATCTATTTAGACAAGGAGCAGCTCGGCGTGGCGAATATCTAAAAAGCCAGCGAGTCGTTCATTTGTAGCTTTATTGGCAAAATCAGTAGTTATTGGAAGGCGCTTCAAAAGCCACTGTGGCTCGATTACAGCCCCTAAATCGAACTGGTATATACCTTTAGGTGTGGAGTTGATATAAAGGGTCTTACAGCCCGTTCTAGCCCTTATATCGGCCAAGTAATCCCACTTCTTCTTCTCGATTAGCAGGGTTTCATAGTGCGTCCTACGGCATTTAAGCTCAATATAGGAATCGCTGGTAATGCCATCTGCTCGGTCGGTCGCTGATAAAGGCGTCAAGTCTGGATAAAGCGACTTGAGAGCCTCGAAGAGCTCAACCTCGCGAAAGTAGATTAGTTGTCCTCTTCTCCATCTTCCCAACCAATCTTCTTAATTGGGTCATCGGCAGGGACTATCCAATCGGGATAAGAGCTGCGATCCATAGCAAATGCCAAGGCAGTTCCCTCATCCATCCCTGCTCTGCGACAAGCCATATAAACTTCATTGGCAGCAATAGCCCAAAAATCCAGCTTCGTTAATGGGGTTTCTTTAGTAGTCCTGCGTCTCTTTGGACGCTTGACTGGCTTCTTACTTACGCGCTTTCGCGTTGCCATTTCGGACTCCCTTCGCTAGTGCTAATTCTAACTGAGACTCCATTTTATCAAGGCGCGACACTATGGGAATATTCTCCAATTTAATTATGTATCGGAGCCCAGCAATCAGTAAGGCGATAGAGCCTAGGACTGAAGCTACTAAGGTCGCCAATTCAGCCGCTGGCATTAACGGACTTTGCCGTAACGCTCATAATTGGGATTGAGCCAGTTAATAATGCTAGGCAAGACTGATATTAGAGCAGCATTGGCAATTGCATCGACATCTAGGCCGACTGCTAGATAGGTCGCTAGTGCCGTTGCTAGGAATGTCTTTGCCCAGCTCTCTGCCATCTTTTTTAGGTCGCTCATTAGCTTCTCCTTCGAGTTGAAAATAACTGCCATCTTTGTCTCCCAAAGTTGTAAATGAAATATGGAAATGCGAGCGGTGAGGATTTGCGCCAGTGTATTTGCGGCGCTTCCATCCCAGTATCGGACTCATAATCTTTCCGTCATAGATTATGTATTTGATTCGCTTATCACCTTTCTTAGCTAACTTACGAATCTTCTCAACTAATGCGTAAGCCTCTTCTTTATGAGCTGATAAATCAGAATCAATATCTAAAGCTCTGACGATTCCTGACTTAGCGTCTGGTATATGGTCAGAAGTGCCTTTTGCAAGATGCCTAGCGTCAGCAATCCAGCCATCAGATTTGCGGTCGCGATCAGGATAATCGTCATCAATTTGCTCCCGAAGCTGAACTCCAGCTGCGCATAGTTTAGGCAAGGCCCAAAACTTTCAAATCATCTGCCGTTAAACCAAGTGCTACAAGTTTGGCTTCAGCTGCTGTTTTCTTGGCTGCCTTTGCTGCATCTTGCTCAGCTTTCCAAGCATCATACTTAGCGAAGCCTGCCTCAAATTGTGCTTTGGTAATTGGTTTGCACTCTAAAAATTGAATGCTGTCATATTCTTCGCCATTGATAACCCAGCCACCATTTGGGATAAGCATTTCTAAAACATTTGCTGCAGTTGCCATTATGCACCTATCTCCATCAAAGTAATATAACTAATTATGCTATCAGGATTTACTGTTACTGTTGCAATACCATTCTGTCTTGAAAATTGAGTTTTGTAAGTAGTAGCTGAGGTAGTGTTTGGGCTATCAAGATATGAAATACTAAAGTGAGCAAAAATTATTTCGCCAGCAGCCGAGCTATTAGCTATAAGACCGCCGTGAGCTTTGAGTTCTGTCGCGCCTCTAAATAATTTTATTCCCATACCATTACCATTAGCATTGGTTTTGTAGCTTTGATGAACTGTAACTAAAACTTTACTAGCAGTTGATGATGGTGTGATGCTTGCCGTTAAATTAGTATCAACATAGGTGGTAGAAGTTGAACTTGCTGAGGTTGCGGTTTCAGCATTTATCACTTGTAAAAGTTTTCCACCAGCAGCAGGAGCAGCCCACTTTAACCCTGTTGGAGAAACTGAACTATCCGCTGTTAAAATGTGGCCGTTAGTTCCAACTGCCAAATTGTCGAAAGTTCCGCTGCCCGTTCCAACAATCAAATCACCTTTGGCAGTAATTTCGGTTGCCATTGAATTAGTTACAACTGGAATTGGGCCTGTGCCGCTTGCTACTGAAATACCTGTTCCAGCTTGAACTTCAGTTATATCTCCACCGGCAGTCCAAGTAAAATCTAAATCTGTATTTGATGCTTTACTTAATACTTGGCCAGTTGTTCCACCTTTAAGATCAATAAATGAAGCATCTACTCCATTACCTAAAGTGCGGATGGCAGCTGCGCCGTCCTTTACTAAATCTGTATCAGCTGGGGTTGTCCAGCCGAAATTACTTGTTGTTGGCATTTAGTCTCCTATGCAACTATTGTAGCGTTAAGCCAGTCCAAAGTCGGGCTTATTGTATTCCAAGTTTCAGTCGCTGGGACTGAGTTCCATCTGAACGCCTGAAGGCTAAAAGCGATAGGCGATACATTTAGAGTCAAGTTGAGCTGATTCAGGCTTGCAGTCCAAGTCCATCCTTCGACAAATCCTTGAAATTCTCCACCAACCATATTAGCTGGCAAATTGATGATATTGACGGGCTGGCCCATAAATACGCCAAGAAGGTTATCTCGGTCTAAATTGTCAATTTCACCGCTGGCTATGGGGAAGGTTATCTGCCTCAAGGCAAATTGAGGATAAGCGCGTATAAGTAGGTAGAAGGCTGCTTGGTCTTCAGCATCGTTTTGGTTGCGAAGTGTGGTCGATATGGTAGAAGCTAAAAGGCCATACTCAGATATTGAAGCTGCGTCTTCATCGGTTACATCAGCTCCAGAAGTTCCATAATTTAAGGTTATTGAATTTCTTACATCGCCAGCCCTTTTGAGAATTGAGAGTCCAGGGCCAATTGAGTGATTGCCATCTAAATCAACATAGCCATTAGTCGCTAGGTATTGAGATCTATGAGTCGAATCTGCATAACCAATGCGACCTTGAGAGTCCTCGTATAGATAACCGAGTCCGCTAGTGGCAAAGCGAGAAGCGAGGTTATAAACTGTATCGTCTAAGCCATTCTCAGAATGGAGCTCATAATCTCCTGGGGTATCAATATCACCCAATCCGCTATTTTCTGCATCTTGCCATTCAGTAGTTGCGTCATAAGTTGCCCAAGTCAAAGCTGCTGGGACTTCATTCCATTTATTAAATAAAACTGTTTCAAGTAATTCTAAGATTCTATCGCCATCAAATTGATGAGCAAAGTTGCCCACATAAACAGCGCGATTAAGTCTGGCTAAGGCTCCTACTGCGACTATCTTGATTTGCTGACTTGTCGCAGTTGAGCCTGAAGTTTGAACTGTTATGCCTAAGTCAGTAATAAAACCGCCAAATAGATTTACATAAGTAGCGCTTGAATCTTGCACCTCAATTGTAACTGCATCATTAATCTCGAAGGGAACTGTTGCTTCAGCAGTTTCAATAAGGGTTAAGTTGCAATAGCCAGCAACAGGCTGAGAATAAATATCTGTGCGACCAGAAGTGATAGTGAGTCCGCTAAGGGTTGCTCCAGTTACTGTTGATCCATTTACCTTAACGCGATAAACAGGATTCCAAGCGGTCATAGAAGTAGTTGCTCTGTTCCAGCGCCAGTTCTGCGACCTGTGTTATTTAGAGCTGAGACGACTGCTCTAGTAAATCCTTCTTCATCAATTGCGCTTGGAGCATTGACATTAACTGTAATTGGCGCAGCTGTGATTAAGCCAGCTGCTGCTCTTGCAGTCATAACCCTTACCAATTCTGCGTTTGTTGCCTGTTGAGCTGCTGTTATAGCTTCACCTTTAGCAATTTGCTGATTGATCCAAGTATCTATATTTTGTATTTGTGGCTCAGGTTTTTTTGCACCTAATCCCATTCCCCCACCTAATGAAGTTCCACCTGTAGCAAAGGCAGATCCAAGACCTGACGCTCCTGTTGGCAAGCCACCAGATAGAGTGGATGAAGCAGCGCCCCCTCCTATAGTTCCGCCGCCAAAGGGCAATTGAATACTAGGAGCTATTGGCGTTGCGCTTCTTTGAGGTATTGTTGGAATATCGGGCAAAATTGAAATTCTGTTATAGGAAGTAATTAAAGAGTTTATTCTTTGTATCGCGCTGTCAATTAAGGTCAATAATCCATTGACTACATTGCTTACCACTCCGACTACTGGCCCAACGATTTTAATGACTGTCGAAAAGGCTATGCCAATACCTTCAATCGCTTGCAATAATTGATATTTAATAATTGGAACAACATAAGCAACAAAGAAATCAGCCATCGTTCTAAATAAGTTGAGCACTGCTTGAATATTATCTTTATTGTCTTTTACTGCTTTATTAACCATTTCAAAAGCATTTGACAAAGCATTTAGGATAGGAGCTAGACCATCTCTGGCCTGACTGACAAAGTTTTTAGTTTGTTGAACTAATCCTTCAGAACCGCCAAATGAACCTGCAATCTTTTCAATTACAGGCAAAAATTTATCGTTAAATACATTAAGAACTTCTAAGACGATTGGCAGTAAAGCTGTGCCTAAAACTATTTTGGCTTCATCTAATCTGGCAGTGAGGATTCTTTGGCTGTTGGCCATTCCATCTGCTGTTCTCGCAAAATCCCCTTGGGCATCCCTTGTCTGTTCTAAAATTACTTTATGAGCAGCCAAGACTTTTTGCTGAGCTGTTAGAGTTCCAGTCCCAGAGTAAATGCCCATTTCCATAGCTTTGGCTTTTAATGTGGCATCATTAAGCAATACGCCATAAGCTCTAATTGGCTCTGATTCACCGCGTAGGGCTGCACCTAACGCATTAATGGCTTGATCTACTGAGGTGTTATTAAATGATGCTAAATCTGATGCTAAGGTAACGAATTGAGTTGAAAAGGAAGTTAATTCTTGACCAGCCAACCCAGCTGATTTTCCAAAGATACCAAAAGTCGCAGCAGCGTTCATCGCTTGCGTTCTAGTCTGGCCCAGAGAAGCAGCTGCGGTTGCGGCAAATTGTTCAATATTCTTTGCGCTTTGGCCAAAGATTACATTGACTTTAGATACTGTCTCAGCTAAATCTGAAGCAGCTGCAACGGCTTCTTTGCCAATCTTGATAGCCATTGCTCCAGCGGCAGCACCTACGGCAGCAAGAGCTATACCAGCTTTCTTTGCAAAATCCCCGACTTTATCGCCAAAGCTCTGAGTCGTAGCATTGGCTTTGTCCATTCCTTTAACAAATTGAGTCGTTTCGGCAAGGACTTCAAGTTTAAGTGTGCGCCAATCTTTAGCCACTCTTGCTCCAATTCTCAACGACTTTATTCATAGCCTGTAAGTATTTTAGCGTTAGTTGAGGCTGAATCTTGCGAAGGGTTGGAAAGATGAAGTAACCATTTGAGCCGCCTCTTGGAGCGCGGCCTGACCAAGTTGGGAATTGCTTAAATTTCTTTGATCCGAATTCCAGACCTTCCCAAAGTATTCTGGTTGAGCCGCCGCCTGAAAGACGCTGATTAGCGAAACCATAAGATAAGCGCCCTGTCTTACTACTGCGAGAGACTGATGCACCATCAACGACTCGCCTGACGGCTTTATTTGCCTTTGTGCGA